AAGTCATAGTCTCTATCAGTAGAAATTAACCACGTATGATCTACAGGTAATTCCTTTCTAATACTAACAATATATGCGGCTATATCATCAGCCTCTGTCTGATTAAATTGTAGTATTGGGTAGTCTGTAGTATTACGAAAGTGTTCTAAAGTAGCTTGATAGTCTTCGAAGAATACAGCAAATTTATGTGCTTCTTCTTCTGTCTGATTCTCATATTTTTCTTTACGATTTTGTTTGTATTCTGGATAAATACCTTTTCTATAGCTACTTGAGCCTTGGTCAGCAGCAATAATAACCCACTTAGCTTTATAAGATTTTTTAAGGCTTTCAACGGTACGTTTGTAATCTTCAGCAAAATCAGTAGCACCTGAGTGGGCCCACCTAAATGCCAGATTTAGGGAGTCAACTATCAGTAAATTATTTTCCTGTTCATTAATTTCTTTAAAGGTCTTACTCATTTGTTACTAATCTCCAGCCACCAGTTGATCTGCGCTTTCCAGTAATTACTTTAGAGAAATTACTGGATTGTATACCATTAAAATCGCAAAAGTCTTGATATTCGCCTGTTTTTAGTTCTATTATGTCAATACCATCTGTTACTTTAATAATATTCTTACCTCTTGTGTTATTTGCTTTGTTTTTAATGAGTTTATCATATTCTTCTTTATACTCTTCCTTAAACATGATTGCTCTACCTCTACCAGCCCCAATATCATGCACTGTAGAAATATCTACACCATAATCCTCAGCAAGCTGTTTTCTACTTACCTTAGGGTTTTCAACTATCGTTAGAAAAATTGCAAGCATTTCATCGTCACTATAAATAAACCTAGGTGCTTTCTCTCCATACAGCTTATCAGAACCCTCTAGTATATTTAGTTGCAGTGGGTTAGTTAAGTCAATATGTTTACGCTCTAAGTCATTAAGTTCCGTTGGATAGCACTCTTGAATAATGTGATAGTCTGGAATACCATTAATATCATAGGCTTTTTGAACCCTATAATTAAAGTGGGTTCCTTTTACTAATTCTCCACAATGCTCTTTATACCTTTTACATAGGTCTAGAGCTTTACCTACGTAAAAAGTCCCATCTTTAAATAGAAGTTTGTATATACCTGTAGCCATGATATTTCTGATAAGTTAAAATATAATTTTACCATATTTACCAATCACAGTCAAGTTCAAATTTTTTATGTTAAGCCACAAATTTTGGTTGTTCATTGATTAACCAATCTTCTAGCAACGCTACATAGAACTCGAAACCGTCACGGCTAACGAATATGTAGGAGTAAGAATCATCTGGCATAGTATCGAACGCAACAAAGACTTTGCTTCTATCGTATTTAAATATTAGTAGTGGTCGCTTTTTTACTTGTGTACCCTGCCTTGAGGCTTGTGCCCAAAAGGATAATAACTGCGGAGATTTAGAACTAAGTATTGCACTAGTAATATGATCTTCGGCGTATCCCTTTACTTCTGTACAATAAATGTTGTTAGCATTAGGTATATACAGATCACCCTTAAGGAAGTGTTTTTCATCTAAAGCACCAGAACCGGGAACCCTCTCCCAGCCCAGCCCTGTGTGTTTACGGAGAAGGTCTCGTACTACTGTTTCAGTTCTAGCGCCTTTTGCTCTAGAGTCTACCACTTACTTTTTAGCAGGAGCTACTGTTTTGGCTGCAGGAGCTGGTTTAGCTACAACGGCTTCAACTTCTTTAATTTCATTTTCATCAATGGTATACATTACTTTACCTACTGTAACTGCTAGAGTTTCAATATCTTTGTAATTAAATAGCTGACCTACAAAGATCTGGCTACCATTGATAGTGGCTTTGCAGCCTTCTGACATACGTTCAATTTTAATCATACTATTCCTCAATTCGGGATATGTTGTTGTGTTTAATAACGTGTACCTTTTCCAGTAAGGCATGGGTGAATCCATGGGACACGAGTATGGTATTGAGTGATTCCTCATTTAGTAGAACCTCAATAAGTTTTTCTTTACCATCTACATCTAACGATTCTATCGTTTCATCAAGAATTAGTAGATTAATACGGCTTTGGCTGAGACTCTGCATTAGTTTACGTATTGCTAACAATGTAGCTACATTAACTCTTGCTCGTTCTCCACCACTAAGGGCTAGTATATCAATATCAATACCATTATCTGTAATAATAACATTAAGTTTATCACTACCGCTAATCTGAAAACTGATTTGAAATCTTCCACCACTTAATTCGGCTAAGTACTCATTACTAAGCACTTCTAGATCTTTCACTAGATTTTCAATTTTATACGCAACAAGTCCGGTCGTACTGAACGTCTTTACTAGCGTATTTAGTATATTTAGTCTGTAACTAACTAGAGCAAGTTTTTCACTCCAATCAGCTAACTCAGCGTTCATTTCAACTACTTCAGTCTTAATATGCTCAATTTTACTGTTGTAGGCAATGGCCGCAGCATTTGCTTCCTCTATTTTTCTAATAGCTACCTTGGCTGTGCTAATCTGAGTCTCTAAAGATGTTAGACGGGCCTTTAGAGATTCTTCATCTAGTAGTATACTAGGTATAGTTTCATCTATTAGTTGATGATACTTTTCCCACTCTTCTTGAGATTTCTGTGCAGCGTCCCAGGCTAACTTTTCTTTTCTAAGTTTATCATACTGCGCCTTAGCTTCCTTTTCAGCTAATGTAGCCTCTGCCATGGTAGCCTTGTGCTCGGAAACTAAAGTACTCACTTTGTTTTCATCAATAGGACTTAAGCAAGTAGGGCACGTTCCGTGCAATTTTGACATTTTATCTACAAATGCCTTAGCTGCATCATACTTTGCACCTGCTTTAGTAATAGCACCTGCGTAAACTAGTTCTGATTCCACAGGTTTCTCAGGCATAGGTAATACCTGAATTTTAGCTTTCATACTTTTGTAAGTATTATTCTGTGTAATTTTCTTGTTCGTTCTCTCAATGTTCAGAATACTACTGGAAAGTTCTAGGACTTCCTGAGCATTGGTATTAGATACTTCTGGAACAGCCTGCACCGGTTTNNCGTAAGTTCTTTACTAGCCTCGGCTACTATTGTCTTGAATACTTCCCCAGCTTTGATGTACTTAGAAAGATTAAGCAACTCAATAAGAAACTTCTTTCTAGCAGTATCAGGACTTGTTAGGAACTCTAAACTGCCGGCATGACTTTGATACACAATCTGTGCAAAAGTCTTATGATCCATACCAATAATTTCTTCTATTAGCTTGTACGTAGCAGTTGCCGTATGCTCACTAATATCTATTCCAGCTTTGAACAGCTTAACTGTCTGAGTACTTCCACGTTTAGTCTCAATTTTATAACTAGTACCGTCTTTATCGAAGCTAAGTTCTATGCTGTAGCTTTTGGCGCCATTATACCTGTTGATAATATCGGCTTTCTTGATACCCTTGCTATTCTTATTGAAGATGACTTCTTCTAAAATAAGGGCAATCGAGCTTTTGCCATGTCCGTTCTTTCCAATTAGTTGAGTAAGTGGGCTATCTACAAAGGAAATTACATTATTCTCACCATAGCTAAAAGCATTGCTGAATTTTAATAATTTTAAGGTTATCATTCTATTTTGTCTGCATGGTTGTAGAACTCCAATAGAGTTTCTTCAATTGTTTCTTCTGGCAAAGCCAGAATGTAGCTAAGGTATTCCCTAACTTCCTCAGCCAAACTCATATTAGGGTCTAGGATAAGTTGTGTATCCTGAGAGCGCTTTACTACTTTCTTGTCAATAAGGTCGCTGTCTTCCATTTCCCCTAACTCAGCCATGTCACCTTCAACCTCATAGATTGTATGGTGGAACGGCGTCTGCGGTTTAGGGTCGTGAACACCTACCGTCTTCTTAATAAGCTGTGGTAGATTAAACTCTAACCAATCATGTAAAAGAGATCCTGTATCAAGAAGAATAGATCCGGTACTAACAGTATTCCTGTGAAAACTAGTAGTATAAGGAGAACCGGGATATAATATGTTACGTTGCGAATTTTCATAGCTGTGTAGATCTCCTGCTAGAACAATATCAAATTTATCAAATATGTCTAGATCAACTTCGGGTTTAACGTGTGGAGCAATTTCACCACGTACATGGGTACAAAGAATATTAGTATTAAACTCAACGGGGTCTTTTTCGTACCGTTTTAATAGATTGTATGGTACGATACTAAATATTGGTGTGCCTGGTCCACCAGTAGGGTACTCGAAATGAACCCAATACATATCAACAACCGTAACTAGCGGGTTTAACCGCTCGGTGGAGCGCTTTAGGTATGTAAGAAAAGTTGTATCTTTCTTAACCATTTCATGGTTACCTGGATATATAAAGCACTTCTTTTTAATGCTAGCAATCAGATCAAAATATAGCTCTACTTCGTCCATATTTGGTAGCCTATCAAAAATATCTCCACCTAATATAACTATATCCGCCTTTTCCTGCATTTCTGCAAACTGTTCAATAAACATATTGAAACGATTTTTAGCCCAATCTACTGGTACGTTTTTCTGCCCTAGTTTTATGTGAATGTCTGCTGTAAAAAGTATTTTCATGATTTGTAGTGCAAAAAGCCCGCTAATCTTGCAACTAGCGGGCTGTATGTTTAACCTAAGTCTTTAATGCTTTCTTGTTCAGCAGCAGTTGTTTCAGCTTCATCTTCCACACCAGCAGCCAGCTTTTCTAGCAGAGCTTTTTGTTCATCTGGAGTAGCGCGAGGGTATTTAGCGTCAATTTCGATAGCGGCTGTGGCAGCCTCAAGTTCTTCTGGTGTCAGTGCACGAGGCTTGCAGCGAAGAACGTTCAGGTCATAGCTAACGTTAAATGCTAGTGGTCCAGTCTTAGTGCGTTTAAACACAATATCCCAACCAGTGGTAAAGTCAGTAGGGTCACCTAAGTCTTCAGCGGCAGACATAATCTGCTCAAATAGCTTTTTCTTCAGGTTTAGTACTTTAACTTTGCCGTCTCCTGGGTCAATACAGTTAACTGCATAACTCCAGCTGCATTTCAATTCTGGATGGTAGTGAGGAACGTGATCCACTTCCAGATTGTCAAATTTCTCTTTTTCACGACTAAATGCCAAGCATTCAATTGGAATATCTTTGTTATTCGTTCCTTTAACCCAATAGACATAGCGGGGAAGGACTCCGCCGACTAAACGCACACGGTTCTCGCCGTCTTTGTATGTGTAAGACTCTACGCTAGATTTTTGTGCTTTGCCTTTGGTTTGTTTGAAGCTAAGTGCCATATTTATATTTCCTCGTATTTAAACGTAATTTTATTGTTTGCGATTGTT